CTATTTGGCTTGTAGAAAGGAGCAAAATGGAAGAAACATTAGTCTATAGCCGCTCATTGTACGATGAGCAGAATTTGGATAAAGATATCATCTACAAATTGATATTAAAGCATGACCAGACCAGTAGTAAGCTCAAGAAGCTAAAAGATTACTACTTGGGTAAGCATGCAATCGAAAAACACACACGCAGAAGTAATCTGCCAAATTTTAAGACAGTTGCCAATCACGCCAAGGACATTGCGGATACCGCCACAGGTTACTTTATGGGCAATGCTATCCGTTATCCTAAGACCGACGATATGGACATTGAAGACCTGTTAGAAGCTTTTGATAATGCAGATGTTGATTCGACAGACTCAGACAATGCTTTGAACATGGCGATCTATGGCAGGGCTTATGAGTACATCTATGTCAAAGAAGGTGAAAATGAGCTGGTAACACGTAGTTTAGAACCAGAGAACACTTTTATTGTTTACGATGATTCGATTGAGCAGAAGCCCTTGTTTGCAGTCTATTACTATCAAACAAAGGACGACGTGACAGAAGAAAGTTATTATCGGGCCCAGGTAGTGACCGAGAACCTGCAATATAGCATGTCTTTGCAGGAGCAGAAGAAAGAATCGGAAGAGGGTATTCCACATAATCTTGAAGGATTGCCAATTATCGAGTATCGAAACAATCGCTATATGGTCGGAGATTATGAGCAACAGATTAGCTTGATTGACGCATATAATTCTCTGATGGGTAACCGAGTCAATGACAAGGAACAAGCTATCGAGTCTATTTTGGTCTTATATGGCGCTGCGCTGGCAGACACACCAGAGGAAGCAAGGGAAGCCATGGAGATATTGCGTGAAGAAGGCTTGTTGGAGCTCCCTAAAGATGCAAGTGCTGAGTTCTTGAAAAATGTCTTGGATGAAGCAACGGTCGAAGTACTTCGTAAGGCGCTGAAAGAGGATATTTATACGTTTAGTCATGTTCCTAATCTGTCTGATGAGAATTTCGCTGGGAATACATCTGGGGTTGCTATGGAATTTAAGCTTTTGGGGCTTGAAATGATTACCAAGACCAAAGAGCGATACTATATCAAATCCCTGCACAAGCGCATACAGATTTTTGCGAGTTATTACAACTGGTCACAGATTTACGAAAACGCCAAGGCAATTATTCCGCAGTTTAGTCGTGGCTTGCCGAAGAATTTGTTGGAGCTTTCCCAAATCATCAGCAATCTCAAAGACAAGGTTAGTCTACGCCAACTTATTTCGCTCTTGCCGTTTGTGGAAGATCCAGATGCAGAGATTGAAGCGCTTGAGAAAGAAAAAGAGACTGCGCAGGAAGAGCCTGCATTTAGCCAGAATTTGCCTTATGAAGAGAGTGTGACAGATGGACAATCAGAAGTATTGGGAGAAGCGGAAAGCTCAGAGGATGGTTCAGGCGATGGATCAGGCAGAGCAAACCGCAAAGCAACTCGACGAAATCCACAAGCTAGCAAGTAGGCATATCACATCCAAGATTGACCAAATCTTTGAAAGTTACCGCAGAGACCACGGACTGACGGAAGATGAAGCTAAGAGGGTACTGGCTAGTGTCAAGGATTTATCCGATATTCGGGAGTTAAAATTAGCTTTACAGAATACCACGGACAGTGAAGAGATACAGCAGTTGCTTATCTTACTCGATTCGGCTCCCTACGCTTCCAGAATTGAGCGATACGAGGCTTTACAACGTGAGGTGGATAATTTACCCGCCCAGCTTTATAAAGCTGAAAATGAGGCTTCTAGAGCCTTCTATGATGAATTTATTCCAGATGCTTACTACCATTCGATTTTTGATTTGCAACAGCAGTCTGGTGTGGCATTTGCTTTTAACAGGATTGACCCAGAGGAAATCAGATCTATCCAGCAAACGCCATGGCTTGGGGCGAATTACTCTGAAAGGATTTGGGGGAATACTCAAGCTTTAGCAAATGAATTACAAAAGCAATTAGCAGTCAGTCTGTTAATAGGTCGGTCAGCTCACGAGACTGCAGAAGTCATAAACGCCCAATTCGGCAAAGGTAGTTACAACTCACGCAGGCTGGTGCGGACAGAGGCCAGCCATTTCCACGCAGAGATGGAAGCTCTGGCGTATGAAGAAGCGGAAGTTGAACGTTACAGGCTTGTGGCTGTACTGGATCTACGAACATCAAGCATTTGTCGGGAACACGATGGGGAAGTCTACTTGGTCAGCGAAAGAGTGAAAGGGAAGAACTACCCGCCTTTACATCCTTGGTGTAGAACGGTCACTATAGCACTAGATGATGATGAATGGTTAGCTAAAGCGACCAGAAGCGCCAGAGACCCAGTGACAGGCAAAACTATTCAAGTCCCTGCTGATATGACGTATAAAGACTGGTATGAGAAGTATGTGGATAAAGCTGCCGATTTAGTTGAAAACAGCGCACAAAAGTTGTATAATCAAGGTATGGATGATTTTCAGAGTAGTGGAGCAATATCAGAACGACGTGGTGATGTTAAAAAGCAACAAGATGAGTTTGCTGAACGTTACTACAATCAGTTACGCAATTCAAAACGTGATTTGGTGATTGATAAGATAGCAAATTCTAGCGGAGTTGATAAAGCTACTGTTGAGAATGCTTTGGAGCATATCTTAGATAACACTTATCAATTGTGGGACAGTGAAGAGTTTGAATATCGGGATAGAAATTTCTATCCACATTATGACATGGCACAAAGTTTCCAACGATTCATGCTTGGCAAACCTAGGGAAAGTGATATAATAATGTTGAAGCATGAGAGTTTGGAGTCGCATTATATGAATGAGTATAATATGGCGTACGATGACGCTCATAAACTTGCAAATGAAAAATATAATTATCAGGAGGCAGATAAGCATGGCTAAAATCGATACACAAATGGTGATTTTACACAAAGTTCAAGATGATTCAGATGTGCGCCAGTATTCTGTTGAAACTGGGGAGAGTTATGGTATCGCAACGTATGATAAAGTGAGTAAAACTTATGCGTACTCTGGTGATGATATTGATAAATTTGCTGATTTTGTCAAAAATACATTAACAAACAGTGTACTTAAAAATAAAATGCTACCCAATAAAATCGTCCACGGTTTTGGATGATTGGTGTTTTAATAAAATCAAATAATTCAAGCATTCGAGAAGTCGAGTGCTTTTTTTGTTGCAGAAAAACAGGAGGAAATATGAACAGAGATAAGAAACCAGGTATGGAAACTGTCAAAATTGGCGGTATAGTTTATGAAGTCAGCAAGAAACCAGATTTGCAGGGTAAAACCGGTGAATGGGGACATATTGAGTACAAGACAGGTAAGATTGTGCTTGATGACTCTACCAGTCAGCAAATTGAAGACCAAACGCTTATCCATGAGATTGCTCATGGGATCTTAGTTGAAGCTGGTTACGTGCAACATGAGGAAGAACAAGCTGACCGCATTGGCAAAATTTTGTATCAAGTGCTGACCGACAATGATTTCAGTTGGTTGTGGAAAGGAGGAACCAATGGCTAGTTTTTCAATTGACCTGGCGCTAAACTGGGAGAACCAAGACGAACTTCAACGTTTACTGCAAAATGTCGATAAAGCTCAACAAGCGTACCAGAATGCTTTGAAAGAATTGTCTGAGTTCAAACCAGACATTCAGGTTGTTTCTAAAAATGGAGGTTACAAGGCACATGAATAAACGTATCAAAAAGAAACGTGAACTGATTGAGCAAGTCTATGGGACTAAAGAAGCTGTTGATATTGCATTGAACATCATTAAAAGTCTACTTGATGAAAACGCCAAACAGGCAAATGAAATTTCTGAGCTACGTTCAATCGTCGAACGCAATGCACAAGCTACTAATTCGAGATTTGATTATCTTGAGAAAAAGGTAGCGGACAAGTTGTCCAAGAAGTCTTGGTTTAGTCGTTAACAAGGAGGTGGTCGCTCATCTTGACAGCACGAAAGACTGCTTGAAACTACTCTAAATTACTTTAAACTGGTCGAAATTGACCAGTTTTCTTTTTGGTCCAAGCATTGAAGACGGTAAAAGCTATGGAAATACAGTCGGGGACGACTTTAAAAATAGGAGGTTCGCAATGAACGAAGAAACACAAACAGTCGAAGTGGTCGAAGATGACAGACAGGTAGCAGCTGAACCTGAACAAGTCACAACAAACCCGAAAGACGAAAAGAAGTACACCGATGCCGATGTCGATGCCATCATTGACAAGAAATTCGCTAAATGGAAGGCAGAACAGGAAAAAGCTGAATCAGAAGCTAAGAAATTAGCCAAGATGAACGCCGAA